GCGTTGGCGGTACTGGAACTATGTCGCGGCAGTCGTTTACAATTGGCGATACTTTGGGGTCGAGCAACCCGACGTACTTTCTGCGTCAGACTGTAAGTGGCCAATCTCTTTCGTCGCATCTGGCAATAATCCAGCAGCGCGTCGAGGGCGTTCGCACCTATGCTGGCCAGACCATCACGATACTTGGCTGGGCGAGGCGTTCCAGCGGCAGCGGAAACGTGGTGCTGGAACCTGAGCAGTCTTTTGGCACGGGTGGTTCTCCGTCCGCAAACGTCCAGATGGCGGCGCAAACCGTCACGCTCACAGGGTCATGGGCAGCATTTGCAATCACTGTCGCCGTTCCGTCTATCACGGGAAAAACGCTGGGGACAAACAACAATGACTGCTTTTCGCTCAACTTCTGGACCTCCGCAGGCTCTGACTTTAACGCCCGCACCAACAGCCTCGGCCTCCAGACCATCGGGGTTGACCTGTGGGGCGTCCACATCAAGGTTGGCACTCACACCACGGCGGCGACGGACCTCTACAAGCAGCCCGAATTGGGGCCTGAGTCGGAGAGATGCTATCGTTATTTCCTACGCCTTGCTGGTGGCGGAAGGATAGGTGTCGGTGGCTTCAACTCCTCCACTTCGGCTGATGTGATCGTTCACTTCCCTGTTCAAATGCGAGTACCACCCGCAGGAACTGCTTCAGCCCTTGGTCGTTTGCTTGATTTTGGTGTTGCTTGGCACAACGTAACGTCAGTCTCCTTTTATGAAGCAACATCTTTCTGTAGCACTATCAATCCCATGATTGCTTCTTCCGCTGCGGCGCAAGGGGATGCTGCGGCTCTTGGTGGTGGTGGCGGGGCAGACTACAGTTATAGTTTTGACGCGGAGTTGTAAGCCATGAACATCACCTCAGCTAAATACATCAACTACATGGGCCAGCCCAGCGGCATCCTTGCCACCATCGACGGGCAAGAGTGGTCCGTGCCTTTGGCTGCAGGCAACCGCCACTACGAGGCCCTTATGGCTGCCGTAGAGGCCGGGACGCTCGTAATCCAAGAGGCGGACGTCTAGTGACAACCTTCGCCAAACCCATACACCTCTCCTCAGAAGAGCTTCGCGAAAAGTTGGACTATCGTGACGGCTCTCTTTTTTGGAAGGTTAAACCGTGCAAGAACATGGGCGCTGGCGCTTTGGCTGGGAGCCTCGGTAAAAACGGTTACCGAACAGTTCGAGTTGATGGAGTTCTTTACCTTGAGCATCGGATCATCTTCAAGATGTGCACCGGGCAAGAGCCGAGCCACGTTGACCACATTGACAGAAACCCGCAAAATAACCGCATAGAGAATCTGCGGGCCTCCAGCTTTGCTGAAAACGCTTGGAATTGCGGCGTCCCGAAAACCAACAAGAGCGGCGAAGTCGGCGTTCACTTTAGCCGCAGCAAACAGAAATGGGTTGCTTACATGCGCGTTCATGGCCTGCGTCATCACCTAGGTTACTTTACCGACTTCAAAGACGCTGTGGCAGCGAGAAAGGCGGGAGAGATCATGCGTCAGGTGGACGCTGGCGATCTGGTGATCCAAGAGGCAGACGCATGACACCCGAGATGCTTTGGAGCGTGTAGATGTTTGATCCAGTTTCCATTGGAATGGCCGTTAGCATTGGAAGCAAGGCATTTAACTTGCTCAAGCAAGGCATTGCGGCTGGCCGTGAGATACAGGATATGGCGTCTCAGCTTTCAGAGTGGGGTAAAGCTGTCTCTGACATTTCCTACGCAGCAGAAAAAGCGAATGAGCCTCCGGGTGTATTCAAGACGTTGTTCGGTAAGGACACTCAGAAGAGTGCCATCGACATCTTTGCCGCTCAGAAGCAATGCGAACAACAACGTAAAGAGTTACGACAGCTTATCAGTTACAGCTACGGCAACGACGCATGGCTAGAGTTTCAGGCTATTGAACGTAGAGTAAGAGAACAACAGCGCGAACAGGTCTACCGTCGCAAAGAACTAATCGAAGGCATCTTAGAAGCTGCGCTTTGGACAGGCATCATCTTGGCGACAAACGTTATTGCAGGCTTTGGTCTGTACTTCTGGGGCCGCTATTTGGGGAAGTGGTAATGGCACTCGAACACTGGATATGGCCTGCTTTTGCCATAGGCATTGGTGTAATCTTTTACTTTAGTGAAGACGGCTTTTACCGCTACCCGTGTCAAGACCCACAAAATTGGGCTAATTTAGAATGCCAACCCCCGATTTGCCTACGTACTAAGAACTGTGCCGATGATCTGACTGGAGGAGCTTCGCCATGAGCAAGAATGACCCTGACTTCCTCGAAGCTAAACTACGTTATTTCATTGGCGTGTCGTTGACCATGATCTTGGGCGGCAGCATCTTCATTATTCTGTATTCGCTAGTGTTTGTTACCCAGCCCTTGGGCGAAAGCTCTGAAAACGACAGAGCACTGTTTTCTATCCTTACCCCCATTGCCAGCTTTATTACTGGTGCCTTGGGTGGCGTAATGGCCGCAGGCAACAACCGTAAACGTGGCGAGGAAGAATCGCCAGCAGAGGAACCGAAAGAATGATTGGACGCATCGTAGGAATGCTCATTGGCCGCAGGCTGAAAGAAAAGGCAGTCGATGCCGTGTTGGATAAGGTAGACCTGCCTGATCCAGTAGAGAATGCAATCAAGGCTGCTGTCACTGGTAACCCGACAGACTTGCTTGGCGACATGGGTAAAAGCATGGAGAAGGAAGAAGTTCTGAAAGCTGTCGTTAAAAAGAAAGCTAATAAGCGCGATGTCTGATGCAATGAAGAAGTTGCAAGAGAAGTGTGGTGTCGTTGCTGATGGTGCCTTTGGCCCAAATACGGCACGGGCTATTGCTAAGCACTACAAACTCTCTCCTGAACGTGGTGCTCACCTGTTGGGGCAAGCCAGCCATGAGAGCGGTGGCTTTAAGCTCACCAAAGAAAACCTGAACTACTCAGCCGAGACTATGTGCAAGGTCTGGCCCTCGCGGTTCAAGAGCGTAGCTGAGGCTGCACCTTTTGCTCGTAACCCTAAAGCTCTGGCTGACAAGGTTTACTCTGGTCGTATGGGTAACGGAGAAGGTGAGGGTCACATCTGGATCGGACGTGGCTTCTTGCAGTTGACGGGTAAGGATAACTACCGATCCTTTGCCTCTGACATGCGTGTGCCTGAGGTTATGGAGAACCCTTCGTTGGTCGAGACTGACTACGCAATGGAAACTGCCATGTGGTTCTTCGAGAAGAATGGCTTGTTTGCTATCGCTGACAAGGGTGTGAACGAAGATATCATCAAGCAGATTACCAAGCGCGTGAATGGTGGTTTCATTGGATTGGATCACCGTAAGAAAGAGACCGAGAAGATTTACGGTTGGTTGAAAGCGTAGTGTTGTAAGACTAAACGTACCCCTTGACAAACCAAATCAACCGTGGTATTATTGTCACATGAGTTCTTTATCAGTCAACGACACAATCCGTCTAGCTGCTGAGGCTGACTTAGAAACCTTTATCAAGCTTGTCGCTCCTGAACAAGTCCTTGGTCAATGTCACTCTGAGTTGCTACAATGGTGGACACGACAGGATTCTAAGACACACCAGCTTGTGTTGTTTCCTCGTGACCACCAGAAGTCTCGTATGGTTGCTTACCGAGTAGTTTGGGAACTCACGAAGAACCCTACGCTACGTGTACTCTATATCTCTGCTACTGCTAACCTTGCAGAAAAGCAGCTAGGGTTCATGAAGGGTATCTTTACCTCTGAGATTTATCGTCGTTATTGGCCTGAGCACGTTCATCCCGAAGAAGGTAAACGCTCTCGCTGGACGGCAAGTGAAATTGCGTTAGACCACCCCCTACGTAAGAAGGAGAATGTTCGTGACCCTAGTATCTTCACTGGTGGCCTCACTACTTCCCTTACTGGTATGCACTGCGACATTGCAGTACTTGACGATGTGGTTGTCTACGAAAATGCGTACACTAACGAAGGCCGTGACAAAGTAAGAAGCCAGTATTCTCTCCTGTCGTCCATCGAAGGTGCAGAGGCTCGTGAGTGGGTCGTAGGAACACGTTACCATCCTATTGATCTGTATAACGACCTTATGCAGATGGTTGAGGATCAATACGACAAAGACGGTAGTAAGTCTGGTGAAGAGAATATCTACGAAGTCTTTGAACGTGCAGTAGAGGTTAATGGCGATGGTACGGGTGAGTTCCTCTGGCCACGTCAGCAACGTAAAGACGGTAAGTGGTTTGGGTTTGACCAGCAGATTCTAGCCAAGAAGCGTGGGCAGTATCTTGATCGTGGTCAGTTCAGAGCACAGTATTACAACGACCCTACGGACCCAGATAACGTACCCGTAGGTTCAGACAAGTTTCAGTATTACGACAGAAAACATCTACAGCTTAGCAACGGCTACTGGTACTACAAGACGCATCGACTCAATGTTTACTGTGCAGTAGACTTTGCGTTTAGCTTGAGTAAGAAGGCTGACTATACTGCAATGGTTGTCGTTGGGGTAGATAGTGAGAATAACGTCTACGTCTTAGATATTGACCGTTTCCGTACCGACCGTATCTCTGAGTACTTTGAGCATATCCTACAACTAAGTAACAAGTGGTCGTTCCGCAAGATGCGGGCAGAAGTTACTGTGGCTCAGATGGCTATCGTTAAGCAGCTTAAAGAGCTTATCAAACAACATGGTCTGTCGATCTCTATCGAAGAATACCGACCGAATAAGGGCAGCAAGGAAGAACGTATTGCAGCTATCCTAGAGCCTAGATACGACAACCTTTCTATCTGGCACTACCGTGGTGGGCACATTCAGACCTTGGAAGAAGAACTGTCCAGCCGTAACCCTAGCCATGACGACGTTAAGGATGCTCTAGCTTCTGCTGTCGATATGGCTGTGAAACCATCGAAGAACGTCCAACGTAACGGTAGCAATAGCATCGTTTGGGCAGGTAATCGCTTTAGAGGCAGTGCATAATGGCCGGAACTACCATTGAACTTGAGCACCTGCTTAACCCCGACACTCTCGCTGTAGAGATTGCTAATCGTTGGGTTGAGTGGAGCAATCTGCGTGAGAAGTGGGTGACGGAAAAGAAAGAACTCCGTAACTACCTCTACGCTACGGACACTAAGACTACGGCTAATGCTGTTCTTCCTTGGTCGAACTCTACGACCACACCTAAGCTTACTCAGATCATGGATAACCTCCATGCGAACTACTTTGCTACTCTGTTCCCTCAGCAAAAGTGGATGAAGTTTGAGCCTGCGGATAGCAAGAGCAACAAGAAGACCAAGATCGAAACCATCCAAGCTTACATGGAGAATAAGGTTCGTCAGTCTGACTTTGTGAATACTGCTTCCAACCTTCTCTACGACTGGATTCAATACGGCAATTGCTTTGCTACGGTTGCCTACGAGAACACCTACACTGAGAAGAAAGACGGCTCTATTTCTGTGTCGTATGAAGGGCCACGCTTGGTTCGTGTGTCTCCCTACGACATCGTATTTAACCCTACTGCCTCTGAGTTTTACAAGACCCCTAAGATCATCAAGAGCATCCTCACCCTTGGGGAAGTAAAACGGATGATCGACAAAGACCCGTCTAAGCGTCACTGGCAAGCTATTATCGACAAGATGATCTACAGCCGTGCAGCTATTCGCTCGGGTGATTCTGCTTACAACAAGGCTGACGGTTTCATTGCGGATGGCTTCACGTCGATTCAGCAGTACTACGAATCAGACTACGTAGAGGTTCTCACGTTCTACGGTGACATCTACGACTACAACGACAACAAGCTCCACTCTGACCGTATCATTTCTGTCGTTGACCGTGCCTACGTTCTGGACAATGAAGAAAACCCTTCGTGGCTTGGTCACGCTCCTATCTTTATGGCAGGCTGGCGTCCTCGTCCTGATAACCTCTACGCTATGGGTCCGTTGGATAACCTCGTAGGGATGCAGTATCGTATCGACCACCTTGAGAACCTTAAGGCAGACGTATTCGACCAGATCGCTTACCCTGTGATTAAGATTCGTGGTGACGTAGAGGACTTTGACTTTGCTCCCGGTGCTCGTATTTACCTCGGTGAAGAAGGTGACGTAGGGTACTTGCAGCCTGACGCTACGGCCCTCCAAGCTGACCTCCAAATCCAACTCCTTGAGAACAAGATGGAGGAGATGGCTGGTGCTCCCCGTCAGGCCATGGGTATCCGTACTCCCGGTGAGAAGACTGCCTTTGAGGTCCAGAGCCTACAGAACTCTGCCTCGCGTATCTTCGAGCACAAGACTGCCCACTTCGAGCGTACCTTTCTTGAGCCTATCCTGAACGCTATGCTTGAGTGTGGTCGTAGGAATATGTCTACTACTAATTCTCTGTCGATGGTTGACCCTAACACGGGCAACACGTTCTTCCGTGAGATTAGCAAAGAGGACATTATTGGTAGCGGCAAGATCAGTGCAATTGGTGCTCGTCACTTTGCTGAACGTGCTCGTCGTGTCCAGAACCTTTCGCAGTTGTACCAGCTTAAGCTTGCTGATCCTACCGTGTCTACTCACCTGTCGGGTAAAGAGTTCGCACGTATCATGGCTGAGGAGCTTGGTGAACCTCGTCTGTTTGGTGATAACATCATGGTTACTGAACAACTTGAGACACAACAAGCAGTCCAAGAAGCAGAGATGGCTAACCAAGAAGAGCTTATGATGGCTCAACAGATGGGTATGTAATGCAAGCTGTATGGCTTAAGGGTGTCAAAGCCGAAGATCGTGAACGACGCAAAGCAGAAGTCTTGTCGTACCGCAATGCCTTTGATGACCTACGTGAAATTCTAGAGCGGAACTACCTCAAGAAGGAGTCTGTTCGGGATTATTCCCCCGGTTGGGAATACAAACAGATCGGAGTTAACGAGTATAATGCTGCGTTAGACGATCTACTCAACTTAATCGACCTTAACCACAAGGACTAACAATTTGACAAACGTGTTCGACCAAGCTCAGCAACCAACTGGGCAGAGTCAAGAGGGCCAAGCACCACAGATGACTGCTGAACAACAGGAGTCCTATCTAGCTAAGCTCGTCGCCACTAAGGGGGAGAACTGGAAAGACCCTGAGGTTCTGGCTAAAGGCAAACTCGAAGCCGATGGCTACATTAAGAACCTAGAGGATCAACTCAAGCAGATGCGTGAGGATATCCAAAAACAGGACTATGCCAAGACTTTACTCGAAGAACTACAGAACAAGGCTACGTCGCCCACCAACGTGAAATCTGTAGCGGCCAATAACGACAACAACGGTGGCACTGGAACTGATGGCAATACCCAGCCGCAAGTGAGTGAGGATACCCTAAAGAGCCTTGTTGAACGAACCCTGACTGAACGTGACCGAGACAACACTGTTAAACAGAATCTCGCTTTTGTCGATCAGGAACTAGAGAAGACCTACGGTACTGAGGCTCCTGCCGTTGTCCAGAAGAAAGCTCAAGAACTTGGCTTGACTGTGCAGCGTCTACAGGAACTAGCGTCTGAGTCCCCTAACGCCTTCTTTAACCTTATTGGTGAACCTAAGAAACCCTTCCAGCCTATCGTGCAAGGTTCGGTTCGCACAGAAGGTGTCAACATGCAATCCTCGTCGGAGCGTAATTTCGATTACTACCAAAAGCTTCGTCGTGAAAATAAATCCCTCTACTACACCCCCAAGGTTCAACGAGAAATGATGGCTGATGCTACTCGTCTTGGTGGAAAGTGGAAACCCTAATAGGAGAAGACTAAAATGGCTATGACTACTGCCAATATGAGTCTCCTTACTCGCTCGGAAGTTTGGTCGGCTGAGCTTAAGGAGATTCTGCGTGACGAAATGATGGCACAACGCTACGTGCGTATGCTTGAAGGTTTCCCTGACGGTGACCAGTTCACCATCCCGTCGATTGGTCAGGCTCAGGTTGACAACTATGCAGAAGATACTGCTGTCGTCTACCGCCCGATGGACACTGGTGAGTTCACGTTCACCGTGGACAAGTACCTGTCGTCGGCTTCGTACATTACCAAGAAAGCTGAGCAAGATTCGTTCTACTCGGCAGAGCTGATGTCGCGCTTCGTGCCGGAACAAGAGCGGGCTATCATGGCTCACTTTGAAGCCACCACGTTTGCTGCCCCGGAAGCTGGTGTGGCTGCTAACTCGACCCAGAGCATTGATGGCGTTGGCCACCGTTGGGCTGGTTCGACCACTGGTGCTTTCATTGCAGTGGCTGACTTTGCTCGTGCTCGTTACGCTCTCAAGAAAGCTAACGTGCCGGACACCAACCTGATTGCTGTCGTTGACCCCTCGGTCGAATACACGATCAACACCCTGACCAACCTCGTGTCGGTCTCGGACAACCCGCGCTGGGAAGGCATTGTTGCCGATGGTATCGCTACGGGTATGCGTTTCGTCAAGAACGTGTACGGTTTCGACGTTTATACCTCGAACTACCTTGCTACCGCCACTGACTCGGCACTGACCAACGCTGCTGCTTCGCCTGCTAACCAAGACTTCTCGACGGTTAACGGCAAAGTCAACCTGTTCTTCTCGGCTGCTGCTACTGCTCAGGCTTTCGTCGGTGCATGGCGTCAGATGCCCGAAGTGGACTACGAGTACAACAAAGACTTCCAGCGTCATGAGTATGTTACGACTGCTCGTTATGGTGTTAAGCTGTACCGTCCCGAGAACATGGTTCGTGTCATCACGAAAACCAACGTGTAATTAGGAGGGATAACTCATGTCTTACACTAACGCAGACGGCCTCTTTGTTCTTACCGATGGCGCTCAAGGTGCTGTTAATGGTGAGGGCGTTACCGCTCGTGCTTCGCGTCAAACCATCACTGTGGACATTACCGCAGCGAACACTGGTTCGTCGTTTGGCTCGTCCAACATTGATCCGCTGGCTCCCCAACTGCCTGCTGGTTCGATCATTGTCAACGCTGACCTCGTGATTACCACACCGTTCACCTCGGGTGGTTCGGCTACGCTGACCATTGGTACCTACAACGCTGCTGGTACCGCTATCGACGCAGACGGTATCGACGCTACTATTGCTCTGACTGCTATCGACGCAGACGGTGACGTGGTGCAGTGTGACGGTGCTCAGGTGTCGGGTCTGGTTACCGTGGGTGGCGCTGCTGCCTACGTCGGCTGGAACTACGGCACTGCTGTGTTCACCGCTGGTGCTGCTAAGCTCATCATCGAGTACATCAAAGTCGAGTAATCTTGACTCTAGGGGTGTTGCTTAAGTGTGACACCCCACACTCTTCTTACGGTTTGTTACGAACGTAGTTGACAAACTCTAAAAACAGTGTATAATAAGCTTAAGCTGCCACCCGATGGATATACTATATATCTCTATAAGCTATGGCACCTAACGTAGGGTTCAGATACCCTAGAGATAAACTGATCTAAGGACTCCCTAGTATGGCTAACGTCAACCATAATACCCTTACGGACCCTTACTTGCATGAACCCAAGGGTGCCTCTACGGCTCTCGCTGGTCAAATCTACGTAGCCGATGGTGCAGGGTCGGGAGACTGGGTAGAGAATAGTCGTATCTTCGGTGGGTACCTCACGTTCTCTACTGGCTCCCCTTACGCACATTCCGTTACTACCTCTAATACTGTGATTAATCCGTCGTTCACTTCTTCGGTCAACAACGGATTTACAGGTCTGTCGTCCCCTAACGCTCGTGTGCGTTACGATGGTACTGAAACCATTAATGCTTCTATCGACGCTATCTTCTCCATTGAGCAAAACTCTGGAACCTCTAAAGACGTAGAGATGGCCATTTACAAGAATGGTGTTGAACTTACTGGTAGTCGAATGATTATGTCGTCGTTTACTGGGGAGTGGCATACCTTTGCTCTCAAGTTCAATACTACCCTAGAGACTAACAATTACATCGAAGTGTTTATCAAGGCAAATGCTTCTACTACTGTTAACTTCGCTTCTGGCTACCTCCGCATCTTTGGGATTGCAGCATAATGAAGAAGACACTCCTAGAGCTAGTAACGTCTATCCTCTCGGATATGGACTCTGAGGCTGTAAACTCTATCAGTGATACCGTAGAGGCCCAGCAGATCGCGTCTGTGATTGAGGACACCTACTACAACATCATTGCTGCTCGTAACATCCCTGAGCACCAACAACTCCTCAAACTTACTTCTTTATCGTCCTCTACGCGACCCACCCATTTTCAGTACCCTACGAATACCCGTGACATTGTTGATCTGTCGTATAACATTGACACTCAGGGTGGCGTTAACTACCAAGAGATTCACTTTGTTGAGCCGCTAGAGTTCCTCAAGCGTATGCCTCACAACAACCCATCGAATACGTTGATTGTTCCTGATGCTAACGCTAACACTTCGTTGGTTGTGTTTGACGACAGGATGCCTACCTACTACACGTCGTTTGATGATCTCCACATTGTTATGAACGCCTACGATAGCTCCGTAGAGTCGATCCTACAGGCATCTAAGACTCGGGCCTATGGTACGGTATACCCTACGTTTACCATTTCTGACAGCTTCGTTCCTGACCTTGACGACACAATGATGCCCTTCCTTCTGGCTGAGGCTAAGTCTACTTGCTTCTCGTTGTTCAAGAGCGGTAGCGACCCTAAGATTGAACAAGCTGCTCGTCGTTTGAAATCCTATGTTCAGAATGACATGTATCGGACTAAACGACCTAACGTAAGAAACCACTACGGCAGGAACTAATGATTGTAGAGTTTGAAGAATACCCCGACAAACAAATCTGTATCTGTCGTTGCCCAGAGAAAATGGTACAGGCTCTGACAATCAAGAAAGATCGTAGCGGATACATCTTCTTTGACATTGTACCAGACCAAGGGCCGACACCAGCCGAGTTGAGTGGTAAGTATTCTTCCATCCCAAAGGCTAAAGAAGCTGTCGAGTTCTACCTGCGGAACAAGAAAGAAACTATCGCTGCTCGTAGAGAAAACTTCGCTAGAGAACGAGAAGAACGGAAAGCCTTAAAAGATGTCCCAAAGTCTGTCTCAGAAAGCAGTTAACACCTTTGTAAAGGGTTTGATTACCGAGTCTGGTGAGCTTACGTTCCCTGCTGATGCTTCTGTAGACGAGCTTAACTGTGACCTCCGTAGGGATGGCTCACGTCGTCGTAGGCTTGCAGCTAAGGCAGAAGAGAGCAGAGTTCTTTCGTCGTTTACTGTAAGCACCTCTACGCTGTTTAACAACGGCTCTTGGGATAACGTAGGTGGCCAATCAGGTCTTGAGTTTCTTGTGCTCCAGACAGGTTCTACTCTACGTTTCTACAACAAGTCTGACCTCCCCTATTCGTCCCACGAGATTACCCAGACTGTCAACCTTGCTACCTACGAAGTAGCTGGTGGCGTAGGTGCAGCTAACGCTAACTGCCAGTTTGCCTCTATCAATGGCGCTCTTGTCGTTTCCTCCCCTGCTATCAACACGATCTACATTCAGCGTAATAACACTACTGGCGCTCTGACAACGACACAGATTAGCTTCCGTATTCGTGACTTTGAATGGTTGGGTGACAAGAGCACCTACACGACAGAGATTGCTACAGGTTCAGCGTCTACTGCCCGTAAGTACGATACTGCTAACGCTGGCTGGTCGGGTACTAAAGGCTCTGCTGCCCTTTCTGCCTACGGTGCCTATCCTCCCCTGACCCTTCCGTGGTATGCAGGTAAGGATGATAACGGGGACTTCTCCAAGACTGAGTGGCAGAAAATTTTCTCTGGTACCAGCCTCATTGGTAACGGCACCTACATCCTTAACTTCTTCAACAAGGACCGTAGTACAGCCTCTGGTATTGCAGGTATCTCAGCAGACATTGAGACCTCACGCTTCAAGGCTGTCGAAGCTTTTGCTGGTCGTATCTTCTACGCAGGTCTTGAGAGTGCTAAGAACTCTGGTGTTATCCTCTTCTCCCGTCAGATTGAGACGTTGAGTGAGCTTGGGGATTGCTTCCAAGTTAACGACCCCACCTCAGAAGATATCTCTGATCTCTTGGACACTGACGGTGGTCTGGTTCGTATTCCCGATGCAGTGAACATCAAGTACCTCTACTCCTTTGGTGCTACACTCTTCATCTTCGCGGATAACGGTGTCTGGTCCATTAATGGTGTCGATAACGTCTTCCGTGCAACTGAGTACTCTCTGCGTCGTGTGTCGTATACTGGGATGCTCACGGCTGAATCTTTTGCTGAGGCAGAGGGTGTTCCGTTCTGGTGGTCCAAGACGGGTATCCATACCTTGCAGTTTGATGAGGTGAGTGGTAACCCTACTGAACAGAATATCAGCCTGACGACAATCCAGACCTTCTGGGATGACATTGGTTCTAATGCTCGTTCACTCGTTAAGGCTACCTACGACAGACTTAACAAAAAGATTTACTGGGCTTACCCTAACACTAACGAGCCTAACGTAAACAAGCTCAACAACTTCCTGATCCTTGATATCCCCTTGGGAGCCTTCTACCCTTGGAAGATAGCTGACGAGGCATCCTCTACGGATTACGTCATGGGCCTTGCGATTTACTCAGGCTACGGCTCAGACGAGCTTGTTCTTGACGTAGTGCTCCCCACTGGCGATGATGTCGTTCAGGGGTCAGATGATGTCGTTTCTACGCAGTTCTCGGACTTTGCTACGGGTAACCCTGCCATTGTGCTTCTGATCCGTGATGGGGCTACTGGTAAACTCACCATGGGTACCTTCTCTGGCAAAGACTTCCTCGACTGGGGGTCTACTAACTATTCGTCGTTTGCTGAGGCAGGATATGATTTCATCAGTGATCTTATTCGACAGAAGAACTCCCCTTACATCGTGACCTACATGCGGGTTACTGAGGAGGGTTGGACTTCTACTGTTTCTGGTTACGAACCTATCCGCCCCTCGGGTCTCCTTGTGTCGTCCTATTGGGATTTCAGTACGACAGCATCTAGCGTAGCGCAACAAGCCTATCGTTACAAGCAAACCCCTATCGTTAACCCCGGCGACTTGACAGAGTTCAACTACCCAGATACTGTTATCTCTAGCCGCCTTAAGCTCCGTGGTCGTGGTCGTTCAGTTCGCCTACGCTTTGACAGTGAGCAAGGCAAAGACTTCGTTCTGCTCGGGTATGGTGTAGTTAATGCAGTCAACCAACGCTTCTAAGAACCTACTCGTCAAGGCAGACGGATACGTTTTTAGACTAGAGTACAATGAAGAATATGTTATCGTTCACCTCAGGGAAATAGACAAGTTCACTAAAGAAGTCTTTCAGGACATGCTTATGCAACTTGAAGACTGGTCACACTTCCTGAAAGCTATGGGCCATACCCACGTTTGGGCTGCTGTCCCTAAAGACAACATCAAGATCAAAAGGCTTTTACACGGCTTGAAGTTCAAGTTTGTAAGCCACAAAGAAGACCTTAGCGTCTACTTATACGAGGTATAGAAAATGGGCGTCGTTGGAGCAGTTATTGGTGCGGTCGCTACGGTTGCAAGCACTAACAAAGCAGTTAAAGCTCAGAAAGAAGCTACGGCAACAAACGTAAAGATTGCCGAGGAGCAGCGGAAGCAGGAAGAGCTTACTTACCGTCGTCAACAGCGTTCAGCTATCCGTGAGGCTCAGATTCGTCGTGCTCAAGGTACGGCTTCTGTTCAGGCTGCTGGTGTAGCAAGCGGCTCCTTGCCGGGAGGGGGTATCGCATCTATCGGGTCTCAGCTTGGGTCTACTCTTGGTTTTAGTTCTCAGATGTCTGGTCTGTCGTCAAACATTACTGATCTTGGAATTGCCTCAGCTAACGCTACTCAGCGGGCTAACACGTTTGGGTCCATCGCTAATATTGGCTCTAGTGTATTCCAGTACTCTATGGCTAGCATGAAATAATGGCTGAGGTTATAATGGAACCTAAAGAGTTCGGACCTGTCCAAGAAGTTTCTGCGGAGACTCCTCGTGAATTTGGTCCTCCCATCAACACTACGATAACCAAGTCTGCTGCACAAAAGCGGGCCGAGTCCTACCTCTTTAGTTCCCTCCTTGACGTTGACGTTAAGGCTGTACGTCCTGCTATCGACAACGATGCTTCTGTGCAACTTGACCAGACTGCTACTGACATGGTTGAGTCGAACAAGCAGGTTGCCGTTAACCTTGCCATCCAGAATCCTGAGGAAGACATTCAGGCTCAGCTTAGTGCTTTGCAGACAGAGCTTGAGAGCATCGACATTGTTAAGCGTTTTGCTCAGCCTTCTGTCATTGCAATGCTTACCTCCCAAGACCCTATCCTACGTGACTATTCGGTCAACCGTGTTAAACGTCTTCTGCAAACCCAAGACATCGTTCAGAAGCGTTTGGCCAGTGCCTCGGATGAAAGCTTCCTTGGTAACTTTGACTTTGTAGACTTCTTCTTGTCGTCACCTCAGAATCTTTTTGTCGCTAAAAAGAACCAAGAGTATGCCGACAAATACACCTCTCTCCTCTACTCCAACCTACCTGACGAAGACTTTGAGGTCCAACTTGATAGCCTCTTGACTGAGATGGCTGACCAAGGTTTGTTTACTGAGGAGAACAGGTTCTACCTTGGTGACTTCCTTGCCGTTGCTGCCGCAGGTTCCGAGAGTAGCGTAGCCAAGACCCAAGAGCTTTTCGGAGCCTTGGATACCCTTACGTCTGCTGCTGGTGTTGCCTTCAAGGCTGGTTCTATCGTCAAGACAACTAAGGCTGTAGGAACGACAACTGCCCTTACCTCTGGTGTCCTTGGTCGTGGTGCTCTTGGTGTAGCCCAGAGTATTGCTACGGATGCTGCACGTCTGGTTGGCTACAAGACCAATAACCCTGTCCGTGTCGGTGAAATCCTTTCGGAAGCCCGTATCATTGACGACCCAGTTAATGCTGCCCTTACCTACGGTAACCACGTCAGCCCCTCCTTTGCTACTTCTACCCTGTCTCGTGCTGAGTATTGGAGCCACACGAGTGCTGTAGCAGCTAAGGACTTTGAGCTTGGTAGCCAAGGCTTCCGCACTGCACTACGCCATACAACCCTCTCTGGTGAAGCCTACGACGATGCTATTGTTGCAAGTTTCAGGGATAAGATTGTAACGACAGCAAAGCAAGATGCAATCGACAGCGGTAATCGTCGGTTCCTTGACGCTGATCTCGTTAAGGATGCTACTGAGAACCTTTACTTCCAGCAATTCTACGGCACCCAGAAGGGTGATCTCTTCCGTGGGAACAACGGACGTATTGCAGCCCAGAATCTTGCGGAACAGCTTGGGGGTGAGGTTGTCGCTGGTGATCTTCCTAACTCTTGGAAGGTCTTGAAGACTGACAACATCCCTGTCGGTATGGCTGAGCTTAACCTCTCGAACCTCAAGTTGTTTACCTCTACGGAAGTAGACGATCTAGGTGAGGGTCTTCTTGTCGAGTACTTGGGTTCACCCCTTGCTCAGACTTCCCCACGTCTTAACGCTATCCTTAAGCAGTCTGAGGCTTCCCGTGAGGCTTGGAAGGCTTCTGTCGTTGCAGACCTTACGGAAGTCCGTAAGTTTAACAGCCGTGCTGAGCAGCGTGAAGTCTTTGGTATCTTCGATGAACTGCGTGATGGCTCTTTGGCTACCCGTAGGACTGCCCTTACCCGTAAGGAGTTTGAGGTAGAGTTCCTTGCCAAGTACAAGAAGAACCCTACGGATGCTCAGAAGGCTATGTACCTCAAGTACCAAGAGGCTCTTGATGTAGACGCTATGCTCAAGGCTGACGGTTATTTCAAACGACAAGTGGCTGATGGTGTCGTTGTTGACAATGCCGATGGTAGCCGTATGGTTCCTATGAAGTCTGAGGAACTTCCGGCTAACTCTAAGGTCTGGGATGAAGATACTCAGTCGCTTGTCGATGCTGGCCAACTCCCACAGGGTACTCGCGTATATCGTAACTACGACCCTGTGAACCAAGACTTCAAGGGTGACTCTCTGTACAAGACTGGCAATAGCGTAGTTACTCGTCGTTTGTACCACTCTGATGTTCTTGTCCGTAACGCTGGTGGCCCACGTCAGTACCGTCAGTTTGACGTTCAGTACTACGTTAAGCAAGAGCGTTCTAAAACCTTTGTGGATGGCTCTGAGATTAAAGTCTCTCCCCTGACTGTCATGGGTGTCCGTACAGAGGCTCAGGCTGCTGCCGCTAAACTTCAACTGAACACTATTATCGACGCAATCAAGACCAAGATCACGGGTAACTTTGCTAAGGCAGAGGACTTCCGCTTGGCTGCTCGTGCTCTCGCTAACGACAAAGACATCAATGATCTGATCGCTGCAAACAGCAAGTGGTTTCCTGACGCTTACTCTGTTAACACTTTCCTTGATTGGGCTGACGAATCTGGTGTCGATCTGCGTAAGCAATTTGACTTTGTTTCTGACGGGGAAGCTTTGATTGATTCCTCGGTGTCTGGCTACGGCGGTATGCGCTACAGTGACGCCATCTCTATGCAGGCACTTAACCCTCGTGCCCGTAGGGACAAACTCCTTATGAGCTACGGTGGTACCGCTAACAGAACCTATGGTGCTGGTGCCTCTATCGAAGCCTCTATGGCCCGTGGTGTCGCAGCCAATAGTGAACGTGCCTACATGTCTGCCGCTATCAACGGTCTCATGAAGGCTGCTATCGAACACAACGTCTTGGCTAACACTGCTGACCTACGTAACCTGACGCTTAAGCAAAAGCTACGCACGGCAGAGATTAGTACGACAACCAGCATTGGTCGTAAGCTTGCCCTTGAGCAGAAGAAGATTCTGTTCCGCATGGACCAAACGGGTCTTGGGGATAGCGTCTGGACATCTGTCATGGGTAATGTCTCTGACTATCTCTACGGCAAAGGCTTCCAGAAGACTGCTGACATCGCTGCTGATCTCTACTCTAACAACCCGTTGACTGCCCTACGTGGCTTTGTGTTTGACGCTAAGCTCGGTATGTTCAACCCTGCTCAGTACTACGTCCAAGGCTCTCAGGCATTTAACATCATGGCTATCGGTGGTATGGCTGGTGTTCGTGGTGTGTCCCTCTACGGGCCTGTACGCTTCGCTATCGCTAACGGCAATGAAGCAGTTATTCGTCGTGTCGGTGAGCTTATCCAGCCTATCTCTGGTCTGAACGCTGACCAATTCTTCGATCTTGTCGATTCCTTCCGTAGCAGTGGACGTGGTACCGTAGGTGTTAGCCTTGCAGAGTTTGGTTCTGAGGCGGATCAGGCTTCTCGTATCGCTGGTGCCGTTGGTGAAGGCGTAGAGGCTATCCGTAGCAAGGGTCGTTTCTTCTTCAACGAGGGTGAACTTATCGCTCGTATCTCTGCGTACAACACTGCCTACATCGAATACCTTGAGAAGTTCCCTACGGGTGTGATTAGCAGCCAACAGGGGCGTCGTTGGGTTATGAACCGTCAGGATATCCTTACGCAGGGTATGACTGGTGCTTCTCGTACCCCGGTCGAAAGGCTCCCAACGACACAGTTTATGTCGTATATGTTCCGTGTCAACGAAGCTATCTTCTCGGGTACTTTCGGTGGTAAGGGGCGTAAGGTTCTCACGGATGCTGAACGCTATCGTTTGGCTGTGACCCATACGGCTCTCTTCGGTGCCTCTGCTTGGGGTGCCGTAGGCTTCGCCATGGATGCCTATCGCCACTACTTTGGTGTCGAGATGGACCCTGAGGTCTACCGTGCGCTTCGCAAGGGTCTGGTCGATACTCTGTTGACTGAGCTTACGGGTGTAGAATCTTCTCTGTCGTCCCGCCTGAGCAACAGCGATGGTATCTTCATGATTATGCAAGATGCTGCCGAGAAGAACATCATTGAGTTCCTTGGTGGTCCTTCCATTGAGGTTGGCTGGCAGGCTACTACGACAGGCTTCTCAGTGCTTAAGAACCTCGTAGGGGCACACTCTGGTGCTGAGTATAGCAACCCTACCAGTGATGATCTCATACGCTTTGCTCGTGCCTTCTCGTCGGTCAACCAAGCGTATAACGCTTACACAGCCTTTAAGTACGGTGAAGTCATGACCCGTGATAGCGCCCTACTTGACCGTATCGACAACCCTACAGAAGCAGTATTCGCAGCCTTCGGTGTCCCTCTTGAACGACAAGAAGAGGCTTGGAAGTTTGCTACCTACAAGAAGTTCACCAAGGACTTTGACACGGCTACCGCTAAGGGTATCCAACGTCTCCACAATAGCTTTGCTGAGGCTTATCGTAGAGGGGACTATGAAGAAGCACAAAACTATGCTAAAGTAATCGCTATGAAGTATTCGTCGATGACCCCTGCTGAGCAAGAACGTGTTGATCGTTTGGTGTTCACCCCTAAGGGTACTTCTATCGTCGATGATCTCATGGCTCAGGCCCTCCGTCAAGAATCAGGTTTCGCTGAATAAGTAAAGGACTACACTAGATGGCTATCTTCTCGCCTCTTCAACAAGATGTCAGCCCCATGCAGGCTAACGTACCTCAAGGTCTTGGGGCTGCTCCTGCTGCGGAAGCTCTGGCTGGCTTGACGGATATGTTCCTTCGGGCGGCTACTCCTGCTCAAACCCGTGCCCCCACTCAGAATGAAGTCTTTGGTGCTCGTGTGCGTGAGTACGGTGAGCGTATTGGTAAACCCAATTGGAACACAGCCGATGCTACGATGGGGGAACTGCGTGGTTTTGGAGCAGAGTACCCTGAGTTTTCGACAGAAGCTTTCGCGTCGGCCCGATCTGCTGTGAACGAATCTGTTCTTGCCTACGAAAGATCACTAACGGCAGAGCAGCAGATTCAAGAGAAGCTTGAGTTCGATTGGAACACCTCTCCTGAGGGTATCTACGCTAACGCTAAGGCTGCTGAATACCAAACTCCTGAGGAGCGGGCAGCTTTCATTGGCACAGAGCGGGCACGTTGGGTAACGACAAATGCAGAGAATACCCGCATTAAGCGTGAAGTAGAGACCCAAGGTGCCTACACTGCACTTTCGGAAACTGCTTGGAAGAACAATAGCTTCTTCGCTAAGACTGAATCTGATATCCTTGCTCGTGGTCTGACGGACCTTACCCTTGCTATTTCTGCTGACCCTACTGCGACGTTTAATCTCGACGAAACTGGTATCACTCAGCTTATCCCTGAACTGAGAGGCACTGTCGTTAATCAGCGTAACATTGTTTCTGTCGCTAACACCGCTCGTGGTGCTCTTGAGTCTCGTTACCGTAAAGAAGTTTCTTCTCGCACTGGTATCCCTGACGATCAACTTGGGCTTGCTCCTGACGCATGGAACAAGACGGTATTTAATACCTACGACACCACCCTTACTTTTATTACCAATGAGGTTGATCCAGCTACCATCCAGAAGCGCCTTGAGGGTGAAGCCTTCACTGAGATGGCTAGCGCAGGTGTTCCTGTCGCCTACTTGAGCACTATGTCTCGTCTTGCAGGAAGCAACCCTACCCTGTCTGCTCAGTTTATGTCCTCTTTGACTGGTCCTGTAGGTGCCTTCAACGAGAGACTTATGTCTGGTCAGCTTGAGGAAGCACAGCAAATCCTTAAGCAAGCATCGACAAAAGAACTTACCGATGCACGTTATGCCTTCACTGAGCTTGTCGCTGTCATGTCTGGTCAGTCCAAATTGGCTGTAACCTACGAGGAAGTAGAACAGAAGCAAAAGGACGAAGAGATTTCTAAGGCACTGTCGGGTGCTTACCAAGCTCACACTGAACTGCAAAGAACCGAGGGGCCTACCCGTTGGAACCGTGCAGCTTGGAAACAGAACTTTGAAGTACCCGCTGAGGCTATTACTCGTAGGGCTGCGGTAGACAAAGACTTTGCCCTTAATACTAGCAAGTTCTTGTCGTCTGACATTATGATGGACCTTGGTAACCTGCGTGATGCTGCGTCAGCTAGCGGTGTTAACATCAACATCAGTGAGAATGGTCAGGTTGTCGTTTCTTCTACAGAGCAGGCTGCTCCCTTGCGTGGGGCTGGTGTTGGTGTTGCTCGTCGTCCTATCACCCCCGGCGACAAACTTGACTCCTTCGTGACTGAGAAGAAAGCCCTTATCGACGACATCAACTACAAGATGACTGTCCTTGGTCGTTTGGGTGAGACTGGTTCGTCCACCATGGATATCCTACGCGCAGAGGTTCCCGGTGTTATGGTACGCGCTGGTGAGGGTAACGACGAACTAGGTGGGAGTGCAGGAAGTGACATCCTTAATAACATTGGGGATGCCTTGGGTCTCGACTTCTCTACCCTTGAAGCTGAGAACGGTCTTCCTGCTGGTTTCCTTGAGCGTACTGCTTTCCTTGAGTCCCGTGGTAACCCTCGTGCCAAGAACCCTGATTCCTCCGCAGGTGGTCTTTTCCAACAGATCGACGACAACGCTAGGGCTTACGGAGTAAAGGACAGGTTTGATCCCGTTCAGTCTACCGATGGTGCAGTAGACTTTGCTGTCGATAACATGCGAATTCTTACGGCAGCTTTGGGTCGTAAACCTACCGCTGCTGAACTCTACCTTGCTCATCAACAGGGTGGTGAGGGTGCAAGACGACTCCTAGCCAACCCCAATGCAAAGGCTGTCGATATCGTAGGGGCTGAGGCTGTACGTCTTAACGGCGGTAATGTTGATATGACTGCCAATGAGTTCGCTAGCCTCTGGTTGGACAAGTTCAACAACACTAAGACGACAGCACCTACTGCTGGCACCCCGGCTAATGCTAACGCTGTAGCTGAAAGGGCTGGCCCTGCCGTTCAGAGAGCCGTAGGTGGTGCCCCCAGCGCAGCGCCTGTAACTGTCTCGTCCACCACTGCCCCTACGGCTACGACTGCTGCTCCTATGGAAACTGTAGCAGCTACTCTCCCCGAGGCTATCCCTACAGAAACTGCTGCTACGGGTACTCAAGGTGCAAGTGAACTTAGCCCTGCTATCGCCCTCGACCAAGACGTACAAGCTTTCATCCAAGAGATTGCTGGTGACCCTGACAAGACCTACGCTTCTGAGGCTGAGTTCGTTGCAGCACAAGAGCGTGGGGAACTTGAACCGGGAGATACTGTTGTCGTTAACGGAGAGATTTACGTGGTCCGTAAGAATGGTTCTGTACGTAGGCTTGGTACCGTTAATTCTTAATCGCTAGGGGGAAGCTGAGATGGACGTAGAAGCCATTCAAAGGGAGATTTCTGAAATGGATAAACGATTGGCTCTCCTTGAGCAGAAAGTGGACCAGATCGACAGGAACGTATGTAATATCAACAATAGCCTGTCGAAGATTCTGTGGATTGTCGGTGGTGGCTTCATCGCGTCTATCGTAGCATGGATTGTCGGTGGTGGTTTGGGTCAGTAATCCCTTCACGAGGAAGAAAAGAAATGGCTAAAGACTCTCGTCTTGAACGTGCTGGTGTCTCGGGGTTTAATAAACCTAAGCGTACACCTAGCCACCCCACCAAGTCTCATGTTGTCGTTGCCAAAGAAGGTGACACCGTTAAGACTATTCGCTTTGGGCAACAGGGTGTCTCAGGGGACAAAGAGCCTACTGCACGACAGAAATCATTCAAGGCTCGTCACGCTAAGAACATCGCCAAGGGTAAGATGAGTGCAGCCTATTGGGCAGATAAGGTGAAGTGGTAATGCCTAGAGATTATAAATCTGAGTACGACAACTACCACTCCTCCCCTGAGGCTAAGAAGAAACGTGCTCAGAATAACGCTGCACGACGGAAGATGGAGAAGGCTGGTAAGGTATCCAAGGGTGACGGTAAAGACGTAGCGCACTCTAACAATCGTACCAACGACAATAAGATGTCTAACCTCAAGGTTCAGTCGCCTTCTAAGAACCGTTCCTTCAAACGTAACACCAAAGCGGAGCGCAAGTAATGGCCGACAAAGCTAAGCCTAATAACCCTAAGCTCTGGTCCAGTAAGGTGGCTCAGGCCAAGAAGAAGTTCGACGTATACCCTAGTGCCTACGCAAACGCTTGGGCGGCTAAGGAATACAAGAAGGCTGGTGGCACTTGGTCCGGGTCGAACAACAAGGTCAAGAAGAATGGCTAAGGGTGGTCTCGGGAAGTGGTTCGGAGAGAAGTGGGTCGATATCAAGACTGGTGAGGCATGTGGTCGCTCTGGATCAGAGAAAGGCTCACGTCCCTACCCTGCTTGTCGTCCCGCTGCGGTAGCTTCTAAGTTGTCGTCTACCGAAAAAACTGCTATGAAACGCAAGAAGAGTGGCCCTAAGATGGAGAAGTGGCCTGTTACTGCTTCTGGTAAACGGAGGGCTAAGACAAAGTAATGGCGCTAACGACACAAAACACTAATCAACTCACAAGGAAGAAAGTAATGGCTAAGAAACCAATGAAAGCTGCCCCCAAGTTCACACCCTGCAAGGGTTGCCCTACGCCTGCTAAGTGCAAAGCTATGGGTTCGTGCATGAAGAAGGCTAAGTAACGTGCCCCTTAAGAAGGGTTCTAGCCCAAAGACTATCTCTGCTAACATCAAGACTGAGATGAAGGCAGGTAAACCCCAGAAGCAGGCCGTAGCGATTGCTCTTAGCTCTGCTCGTAAACCCAAGAAAGGTAAGTAAACTATGATGATGGGAATGAAAGCTAAAGGCTCTGCTAAAGGCAAAGCTGGTGGTGGTGCTAAAGCTTCGGCTACGGTGACCATGAAGAAGGCTAAACCTGCCGCTAAGAAGGCTAAGCCCTACGGCAAGTAATCTACGCCATACTCAAGAATAACTTAAGGGGGCTTGCGCCCCCTTTTGTTTTTGTTTTACTTACCATCAAGCTCTTGGATCAGACGCTCTAGGTACCACACGGCCTTCTTGAGGTCTTCTACTGGCTTACCTTTGTGACGCCAACGGTGCATGTATTTCTTGGCATTTCCCTCAAGATATCCCGTGAAGGCTTCCCATGGTAGATTGTCTTTGAGGTATACGATACATTCGATGTTGCCTACGTTGTAGTGAGCAGGCTTCTCTACCATGTCTTCGCTAACGATTCCTTTGTCGTTAATCGCATAGTCAACTTCCCATTTAGCCATTAGAGATTCTCCTTGTAGAAAGCTTCCAACCACTGCTTACATAGGTCTGAACGTACCACGTCGTCAATACCAAATTCAACGACACAGGCTTCAATGCTGTACTTCTTAGCCAAGTGTATTGCCTTAGACAACCCTGACTGTTCCTTGATGTCGCTCTGTCGGATATCTCCGTTCATAACCAAGGTGCAGTTATCCCCAATGCGGGTCACCAACATCTTGAACTGAGAGATATCTAGGTTCTGACATTCATCTGCTAGGACAAACGCATCCTTGAAGGATGATCCTCGCATGTATTCCAAGGGGGCCATCTGGATGTTACCGTTCTTAACCCCAGTCTCAACGACACCCTTACCCAACTGTTCCTCTAGGACCGACAGAACAGGTGAGAGCCACGGACCAAACTTCTCCCCAATGTCACCCGGAAGGGCACCCAAGGACTTACCGACAGATACCGCAGGTCTAGTGATAATGATCTTGTCGATCTTACGCATCACGTAGAGGTTTGCTGCGTAGGTAGCTGCGATATAGGTCTTACCCGTACCGCTAGGACCGAGAACGATTATCTGTCGGTTAGTCTTAAGGGCATCAATGTAGAGCTTCTGATTGTCGTTAAGAGGCACAAGCGAAGCTGTCCTTGCAGTAGCTTCCTCTGGTGCACCCTTATACTTCGTCGTCCGCTTACCCCGTGGCTTCTCTAACATAGGCTTAATCCAACTTGATGATTTTGTACACGACAAAGGCTAGCATCGCCAGCATAACGTAGTCAATGAAAGGGTAGAGAGCAGGCATCTTAGTTCTCCTTGTTCATTTGTTTTCTGACACGGTACCAAGTTGTTTTAGGAATACCGTAGACAGCTTTAGCTTCCTTGTAACTTTGGGTGTTAAAGCACTCCTCAGGCCAGATATCTAAAGCACGTTTAGAATCCCACCTACGTAGACCGTGCTCCTTGCATAGAGCTTTTGTCTCCTCTGTATGCTTCATACCCATAGCTGAGTGCTCACCACCAGTACTCTTGTTGTAAATTTGCCACACCTCGTATAAAGAGATAATCATCTGCTCTAGTTTGTACAGACGATCTAGTGTTGAGCATTTTGCAACGACAGACCACTCAAATACCTCAGGACCATGCTTCCTAATAGCCTTGTGGAAGTGCATGTTTGACCCAGACTTAGCTGACCTAAGGTGCTGAGATTTCCTCTTCTTTAGGGAGGCTGTGGTAAGCCCTATGTAGGACTTACCGTTCTTAGTGTTATATGCTTCGTAGATAAGCATTAGATACTATCGCAACTCCGCATCCCAGTCTCAGGGTCGATATAGCAGGCACCACCCTCTACTACAGTTTCGTCGTTCTCTTCCTTAGATTCAATAACATCTTCTGACGCAGAGGAGTTAAGGATACCAAAACGCTTACCAGATGCACGGAACGTAGTGCAACCCTTAGCCCCACCTTGCCAAGCCTGCATATAGACGTTCTTGAACTCATCCCAAGTAACTTCGTCCCCTACGTTACAAGTCTTGGAGCAAGCACTATCGACCCACTTCTGTGCAGACGTAAGCATGTTCACATGGTCCTGAACAGAAATCTGGTCTGCCGTGATGCACTCTACGCCCCACTCACGGAAAGCATAGTCTTCAACTTTCTCATACATAGGTCCGTCAGCCGTTTGGATAGTCCGAGTATACGACAAAGAGAAGACTGGTTCAAGGCCTGACGACACATTGTTAGCAGTCAGACTGATGGTGCCTGTAGGTGCGATAGACGTAAGGTGTGAGTTACGGATACCGAACTTCTTAATCTTCAACTGCACCTCATAGTCAAGCTTCTCTACAAACTTAGACTTCAAGTACTTCTCTTCGTCGTAAGCAGGGAACGGGCCTTTCTCAGCAGCAAGAGAAGCAGAAGCGGAATAACACCAGTTTGCAATGTGCTCCAAGACCCGCTCAGTGAAGTTTGTCGCTTCTTTAGAGCCGTAACGGAGTCCGAGAGCACCGAGAGCGTTACCAAGACCTGTGACACCCAGACCCATACGGCGCTTGTTCTTAGCTTCCTGCTCCTGCTGAGGCAATGGGTAGATAGTTTCGTCGATCACGTTATCCATGGCACGAACAACGTAGGGTACGTCACGCTGCAACAACGACCAATTGAAAGCGAAACCGTCGTCAGTGCGGTAAACATACTTGGTCAGGTTAAAGCTGCCCAACAAGCAAGCTCCGTAGGGAGGCAGAGGTTGTTCACCACAGGGGTTAGTCGCAGAGATATCTTCCATGTAGTACAGGTTGTTCATCTCGTTGACACGATCAATGAAGATCACACCCGGCTCTGCCCAGTCCCAGTTAACGCGAAGCATAGCATCCCAGAGGCTACGAGCACGTACAGTATCAAAGGTTTGACCATCGAACACAAGATCAAACGTACCATCGTTCTTAACGGCTTCCATAAACTTGTCGGTAACCAGAACTGAGATATTGAACTGGGTCAGGCTGCTGCTGTTAGCCTTAGCAGTAATGAACTCCATGATGTCAGGGTGATCGACACGAAGACAGCCCATCTGAGCGCCACGACGGTGACCTGCCGAAGCAATAGTCTTACAGATGGCATCCATGATACCCATGAACGACACAGGGCCTGATGCTTGGCTACCCAGAGATTTAATACGAGCACCCTTAGGGCGAATACCCGAGAAGTCGTAGCCTACACCACCACCCATCTGCATAGTCTTAGCAGCTTCCGTAGCCACTTCCATGATGCCCATCAGGCTATCGGGAACCTTCTGCATAACGAAACAGTTAAACGCAGTGACCTTACGGTAGGAACCTGCTGCACTTTGCACACGACCACCGGGGAGGAAACGCTGCTCCTTCAGGATTTCATTAAACTTAGCGTAGTGGTCCTGATTGTCGGTCAGAGCTTCTGCCACACGGGCACACTTCTGCCCGTAGGTTTCACCCTCTTGACGATACTTAACTTCGTCAGCCCAAATTGCAACAGGGATAGTTGGTCCAGTCATTTTCTTCTTCTCTCTTTCTTAACGGTTGTCGCCCGAACCACGGATTACGCCACGGCTCTGTCGGTCTGCAAGCTTCTCAAGGTTCATATCAGCAATTTCAGCAAGGTCGTAGCCAAGGTCTTCTGCAAGGTTAGCGATATACCAGAGCACGTCCCCAAGCTCCTTAGCCACTTCTTTGTCGTTCAGCACACCATCACGCATGAACTTCTTAATCTTCTCTGCTACCTCACCAGCCTCACCACACAGGCCCAGCGTAGGGTAAGTGATACGATCTGTGTAGATAGCGGTACGACGAGCAGCCTTCTGGTAGACATTGAACGTAAGCTCACTCCTACGCTTTTCATCCAAGAAGGCTTCGATATCCTCTCCACTAATCATTCCTCTGTCCTCTTCCATTCTTCGAGTTCTGCGTCAAGGTTGAAGTAGTCGTCTAAGTCAATGTACCCGTTGTCGATCAGGAATTGAAGGACGACATACTCGGATACATCGTTCTGCTCCATGAGTAAGGCAAGCCCAAAGTTATCCATCAGGGCTAGGATTTTACTCTCCAAGTCAAACATTACGAGTACTCTCTCTTCATAGTCTCAATGCTGACCCACTGGAAGTCATAGATGCCATTGTCTACGTTACGACAGATAGCTACCCCAGCAGTCCAGAACGAATTGATGTCCCCTGCCCATGGGCTACGATAGTCTTGGTATACCCCAGCTACCAGACCCATCCTAACACGTCCACTACTT